CGTCTGTATCTACCAGACGATATCATCAAACATCTGGACAGTGTCTTTACGGACGAATGGGAGGAACCTTATGACTGATTATCATTGCACAGAGTGTGGCGCACAGGCGATAGTAGTAGAGCAGAGGCAGTACTACTGCCCCAAGTGTTGGTTCAAATTGTTTACGAAGGTATATGACAATGACAAAATTAAAGACCGTAAGTTCAGGATCGAAGCACAAACAAAGGTACTACAGGGTCGGGCTGATCGTTGAGTTTTATAAAGACCAGTTTGTTAAAGCCGTGGACGAAGAGGAAGCCAAAGAGTTGGCAGAGAACAGGTTGCGTAGGCGCACGGGTCTGATGAACAGTTTGGGTTTTTCAATAGGTGATCTTGAGATCATAGACACAGAGGAAAAGCGATGAAGATACAGGATGAAAAGCTGGCTGAAGCTGCGTCTGAAATTATCAGCGACACCATTGCCACACTCTGTGAGCTGGAAGTGGATCAGGATTACGCTGCCTATTTGTTGCTGTCCGCAGGTATGTGTCTGGCTATCACGGGCAACAGGAAAAGCCCTATCATAGCTACCCAGATTCTGGCAGCGGCGATGATGGTTGCTAATCAAAACATTATTGGAAAAGAGGAGGAGGAAGATGATGAACCAAGATATCATTGATGATATGCAAATGCCGTTGGACGCAGGCCGTTGTCCCAAGTGTTCCGGTAATTTGTCTCTTAACAAAATGGATGGAAGCATTGCTTGCCCAGTATGTGGGCTTGAGATTGTTGACAGTTGGATGATATCTGATAGGATAACAGATAGTAACGAGGAGTCTGATATGGAAACACATCTGATGCCAGATGAAGCCACAATCGCATCTAAAGAACCGAGGATGAAGTGGCAAGAAGCGGTGACCACCATTGATAAAGTCATAGAAGATTGGTTGACTGATGGTGGTGACGTGGGCGGTGAAGTAGAGGCCAACGTCCGTGCCGCATGGCATAGAATTTTACAGGGCTAGTCATGTCAAAAGATAATGTGGTTTATCTGCACAGTAAACTTGTGTTCAAAAAAGACCCCGTGCCTACGGTGTGCGAGGTCGCAGGACAGATGTTAAAGGACGTAGTTATTTTGGGCGAAGCAGAGGACGGGACAATCAAGATGATGACTACCCAGCCTGACCCTGCTGAGATTATATATTACCTTGAGAATGCTAAGTATGCGATTCTCGCTGGAGGAATGGATGATGACGAAGGAAATTAAAGAGGAGATGTCGCCTGAGACACAGCAAATGTTTGATGTATGTGATCAGTACTGCGACGGAAAGATAAATTTAGAACAAGCGATAAAGAAATATCGTGAGTTTATCCCCTCGGCAAGTGACGAAGAACTTGAGATCCTTTTGACAGGATTTGAAAGAGACAATGTTGTTAAGTTGCCGAGGCCGTAAATGTTTAGATACAGAACTGAACCGTATGAGCACCAACGGGTTGCCCTTGAGAAGTCATACGACCACAAAAATTTTGGGTACTTCATGGAGATGGGGTGTGGCAAGTCGAAGGTCTTGCTCGACAACATCACATGGCTCTACGACAACAAGCTTATCGACACAGCGATCATCGTTGCGCCGAAGGGTGTCTATCGAAACTGGCAGATATCAGAAATACCAACTCATTTACCAGAAGACATTGACCCTGAGATATATGTGTGGAGTGCGAACCCTAACAAGACTCAGAGAGAACGTCTATCCGAAGGGGTTGAGAAGCGTGATAAGTTCCGCATCTTGCTGGTCAACGTGGAAGGATTTGGAGCGTCGAAGAAGGTCTCTCAATATGTGGATCTCTTTACACAAGGCTCGACTTTCTTACTTGCGGTCGATGAGAGCACAACTATTAAGAACCCCACGGCCAAGCGGACTAAAGCTTTGGTTAAGTTTGGTCAGAGTGCAACGTACAAACGTATCCTTACCGGATCGCCCGTTACTAAATCGCCTATGGATCTCTACGCACAATGCGGATTCATGGACAAAAGACTGCTCGGCTTCGATAGTTACTACGCCTTCCAAGGTAGGTACGCTATCACACGGACTCAGCGCATGGGTTCGCACAGCTTTCAGCAGATTGTGGGCTACCGTATGCTAGAAGAATTGTCAGATAAGCTAGCAGGTTTTTCTTATCGTGTGACCAAGGATGAAGCACTTGACTTGCCAGATAAGATTTACACCACTCGTGAAGTGTACTGCACAAAAGAACAGATACAGTACTATCACTCCATCAAGACAGCGGCTATTGCTTTGCTCGATGACGGGCAGCTAGTCTCTGCGCCAGCAGTCATGACACAACTACTGCGGTTACAACAAGTGCTGTGTGGTCATCTGATGACAGACGATGGCGAACTGGTAGAGTTCCCGACTAAGCGCATTGATGCCCTGCTTGATACAGTTGAGGAGATGTCGGGTAAGGTTATCATCTGGTCTCGGTTCCGGTACGACATACGAAAGATAGCTGTCGTGTTGGAGTCAAAGTATGGCCCAGGATCTACGGTCAACTACTTCGGTGATACGTCCGATGCTGACAGACAAGAAGCCATCAAACAGTTTCAGTTTGGAGATGCAAGGTTCTTCGTTGCCAACCCACAGACCGCTGGTTATGGCCTGACACTGACGGCTGCAACGAACGTGGTCTACTATGCCAATGACTTTAATCTTGAGACACGGGTTCAGTCTGAGGATCGTGCTCATCGTATTGGTCAGCATCATCCGGTGACGTATGTTGACCTGATGACAAAGGGCACGGTTGATGTTCACATTGTGAAGTCTCTTCGGAACAAGATTGATCTATCAGCGAAGACGCTGGGCGAAGAAGCGCGGCAATGGTTGGAACTTGACCCCCGTCGAAGTGACGATTAGATGCCTGTTGTTCAGCATATTTCACAGCACTGTTGTCTGGTGAGCGGGATAGCTGGTACGGGTATAAGGCACAGGACCCAGTTTCGAGGTCCACATACAGAAGACGGACACCCAGTTTCTTTTGGGTGTCTGTTAGCAGACGTGAAATTATTGAGCCGTTCTTCCTACGGCCTACAGTCTTCACGTCAAACAAAAGTAATTCACCTTTTGGGGTGAGGGCAATGAGGTCTATCGGACCTTGTTCAATGAAGGGAGTGTATACATAGCAGTTTTGGGACATCAACCAAGAGGCGGCGATGAGTTCAGATCTTTTACCATCACGAACCTGATGTGCTGGTCTCATTTTTCCCTTGACCCCCCGATCAAATATGAGATACACTAACACGGTAACACAGAAAGTATGAGGTAACAAACATGGACACCACGAAGTGGAAATCAGTAGCAGTGAACATTGACGTTTACAAAATTCTGAAGACACGAGCAGAGAAGAACGACAGGAGCGTCAGTGGTGAATTGGCGCATATTGTTAAGACTGCAACGTCTCAAGAAAAAGCTGCTTGACATACCTCTGGGGAGTGGGTCTATACTCTCCGTCACACCCGAAGGGGTTAAACTTTAACGTAGAAAGTACAGGAGATTGTACGATGAGCGATGTGTTTTCGCTATTTGATGAGGAAGTCGATGCCAATAAGTTCGACAAAGTAGACGGAGAGAAGGGCAGTACCTTGTCCAATCTCATCCGTCAGTCAATGGAGGTGGATCAGAAGATTGCAGAAGCAGAGCAATATCTGAAAGACCTTAAATTCCAGAAACGTAAAGTGAATGAAGAAGACATCCCGAACCTGATGCAGGAGATGGGCATGGACTCTGTTACGGTCGATGGCAACAAGGTTGCTTTACGGCAGTTTGTTCATGCGCGTATCGCCGACGACAAGAAGGACGAAGCGTTTACATGGCTACGTTCTATTGGCGAAGGAGACATTATCAAGAATGATGTAACTGTTTCGTTCAAGTCTGGCGAAGACAACATGGCTGGGGCTGTCGTCGATGACCTCCGCAATCAGGGTCTGGAACCTGCACAAAAAACTCACGTCCATCCGCAGACGCTGAAGGCATGGGTAAAAAACCGCATCGAGAGTGGTGGCGAAATAGACTTCGACACGTTCGGTGTATTTGTTGGAACTGAAGCTAAAATATCAAGGAGCTAAAGATGGCTGAAGCAGCAGTAGTAAAAAAAGAAAGCACAGCAGTTGCTAATATCATGGACGATCTGTACGAAGCGGCAGGTCAGGGCATGGAAACCATTGGTGCAGATGATATGCAGATTCCGTTTTTGCGGATTCTTCAGCCTCTGTCACCACAGTTAATAAAGACTGACCCGAAGTTTATCAAAGGCGCATCCGCTGGTGATATCTTCAACACCGTAACTGGTGAGTTCTGGGAAGCTGATGAAGGTGTGAACGTATTAATGTGCGCGTACACCACAAAGTTTTTGGAGTTTCAGTTGCGTGAGAACGGTGGTGGGTTTATGGGTGAGTTGGATGCCAACAACCCAGACATCCGCCAGACCAATCGTGTCGGTGCAAATGAAATGCTGCCGAACGGCAACGAACTTGTTCGCTCTGCACAGTTCCTTGTGCTTGCGTACAATGCTGACGGCATGACTACGCAGATGATCTGTGACATGAAGAAGACACAGATGAAAATCGCAAAGCAGTGGAACACACGTCGCGCTGGTCTGAAAATCATGCACCCAACCAAGGGCCTGTTCAACCCACCTATGTGGGCTGTGCCGTGGAAGCTGACCTCGACCCAAGAGTCCAACGACAAAGGTTCGTGGTTCAACTACCAAGTTCAGCAGCTAGAGATGGAGTCCGTGCCGATGCCTGCGTTGCAGGAAGCGCGTGACTTGTACAACTCGTACCGCGCTGGAGAGATTAAGATGAGTACAGGTGAAGACAGTCAGACTGACACAGTCACAACTGACGACACAGACGTACCGTTTTAACCAGTTGGGGGCGGGGTTTTTTATCACATTTTCCCTCGTCCCCTCCCTCTCTTGCCCGGAGCAACTTATGAACCAAGCTGAACGGTTCATGGCGGCGTTTGAAGGCTTTACTGCCGCACATGGACAGACACAAATATCAGATGAGAGACGCGCTGGAAAACAAAAGGCGAAGTCATTCATTGTTCGGAAGCCACTGACACTGGAACTTATCGTCGCACACCTTGAGGGTAAGCATGGCGTGGGTTCTATACCTATCAACGAAAACAATCAATGTAAGTTCGGTGCACTGGACATTGACCAGTATCCACTGGACCTTGTTGCACTTGACAAGAAGCTGCGTGACAACGATATTCCATGTGTGGTCTGCCGCTCAAAGTCAGGTGGTGCCCACATCTTTTTCTTCTTTACAGAATTTTTTAGTGCAGGTGTTTTCCGTGACAAAGCCACAGAGATTGCTGCCTACCTTGGATACGGTGGCTGCGAAATATTCCCGAAGCAAGAAGAGATTCTTGTCGAGCGTGGCGATGTTGGAAACTTCATTAACCTTCCGTACTTTGATGCGGAACAGACAATGCGTTACGCTGTCAAAGAAGACGGAGACGAAGCGGACCTTACCGAATTTCTGGATATAGTAGAAGCCAGAAGAACCAACCCCAAAAATTTTGAAAAGCTACAGCTTGGTGAACCTGTCAATGAGTTTGATCAGTGGGCACCGTGCCTGTCGCATATGTTTAGTCAGGGCATACCAGAGGGTACGCGCAATACAGTTATGTTCGCTGCCGCTGTCGGTGCCAAGAAAGAACAGCCTGAGAAGTGGAGAGAACGTCTTGAAGAAATTAATGTCAAATACTGTGCGCCCCCTTTACCAGCTTCTGAAATCGTCACTATTCAGTCTCAACACGAGAAGAAGGAATATGGTTTCCCCTGTGACCAAGAACCACTCAAGTCGTTCTGCAACAAAAGCCTCTGCAAAACAAAAGCATGTGGAATAGGTAGCCACGTTCAGCATGTGGAGATCACTGGTCTGTGCGTGGTTAAGTCCGAACCGCCTGTCTGGTTCTGTGATGTAGGTGGTCGCCGTGTCGAACTGACAACCGATGACCTGCAAACACCGCAGCGTTTTCAGAAAGCCTGCATGGAACAGATTCATGTCATGCCTCCGATGATGAAGATGGCTGACTGGCAAGAGGTTGTGTCCATGTTGATGGACGGCATGAGTGAGATAGATGTACCAGAAGAACTTACCTATAAAGGCCAGTTCATGGACCTGTTAGAGGCGTTCTGTGATGGTCGGGTACAAGCGCAATCCGCTGAAGAAATCGCACTTGGCAAGCCCTTTACGGACGATGAAGAGGGCCTCACATACTTTAAGCTAGAGGCACTGCTTAAATACCTACGCAACCAAAAGTTCGACAGTTACAGCCGTGGTCAGATTCAAGAGCGGTTAAAGGAACTGAACGACAACGGCACAGCGAATGGCAAGAAATATTTTGACACGACCAAAGGCCCGCAAAAACAACTGCGCGTTTGGTGGGTGCCAGCTTTCAATGCCGAGGTCCAAGTGCCAAGCATCGAGCTTGACAGTGAGGTGCCGTTCTAATGCAGACCACAATCTTTGGGCCACCTGGCACTGGCAAAACAACCAAGCTTATATCTATCGTCAAGCAGGAACTTGAAGATGGTACAAGGCCGGAGGATATAGCGTTCGTGTCCTTCAGCCGTAAGGCGGCGGATGAAGCGCGGACTCGTGCGGCATCTGCTTTGAGTATGAATCCTGACCAGATGGTTTGGTTTCGTACACTACACTCAATGGCCTTTCAGTTTCTGGGTATCAGCCGTGGGCAGGTGCTCAGAGGGGCTGACTTCGCGCAACTTGGCAATATATTGGGGTTAGAGTTTTCCTCCAACTCTTCTCTAACAATGGCTGATGGGCAACTCTTCTCTCCGGGCAGGAGTGGTGATGCTTATCTGTCCATGATCCAATTAGCTAGGGTGCGTGAGGTCAGTCTCGAACAGCAATTCAGTGACACCAACAACAGGAACCTGCACTATCAGCAAGTGAAAGTTGCAGAGCAGGTTCTCCATGATTATAAGCGCGACACAGGTAAGCTTGACTTTGTAGACATGATTGAACGCTTCATAGCACAGGGCGAAGGACCGAGGCTGGAGGTCCTGATAGTCGATGAGGCACAAGACTTGGCCCCGTTACAGTGGCGCATGGTTCATGAGGTGTTGAAGCCACGGGCAAAGCGCATCTATTTTGCTGGTGATGATGACCAGTGCATCTATTCTTGGATGGGTGTAGACGTGCGAGATTTTCTAAATGCATCTGATCATAAGACGGTGTTGGATAAGTCATATCGTCTTCCGCGAAACATCTATAACATTGCGGATTCTCTAGTAAATCGAGTGGTTGTGCGACAGCCAAAAGTGTGGTCCCCTGTAAATGAGGCTGGGCAAGTTGTCTGGCATCACGACATAATGGACCTCAATCTAAACAGCGGCGAGTGGCTGATCCTTGCTCGAACAAATTACATCGCAAACAAGATTGCAGCAGACCTCAAGGAGCAGGGTTACCTGTTTTGGCGCGAGGGTTCTGGTTGGTCCATCTCACCCAATGTACTAACTGGAATAGAGGTATGGCTTAAATTATGCAAAGGTTTAACAGCTACAGCGACGGAACTGAAAATATTATCCACGTTATTGAAATCGGATATCGTGGTCAGATCTGGAAGGAAGAAACTAGCCACCCTCGACAACGAAACTCCCTACCTTCTCGACGACGTAAAAGAGAACTTCTCTATCAGCGACTTGAAAGAGAAGCCTTGGTACGAAGTATTGAAAGTGGCAGAGCGGGAGAGAATATACATTACCTCTGCCCGACAGAGGGGGGAGAAGATCCTGACGGACAAGCCGAGGATCAAGATATCAACAATACACAAAGCAAAGGGTGGCGAGGCGGATAACGTCGCTCTTCTTTTAGATTCATCTAGGGCCTGCGCTGAAAGCGAAGATCAGGACGGCGAGATTCGTACGTTCTACGTTGGTATGACTCGTGCCAAGAAAGCTCTGCATATCATCGAGTCACAATCACAATATGGATTTGCACTATGAAAGATAGAAAATTTTTTCTCGACACAGCCGAAGGTTTAATCAACGGGCCGAGAGCCAAGGAGTATGGACCTGCCAAGCTGAACCACATGCGTATTGCAGAGATATGGTCTATCATTCTGGCAAACAAACTAGACGAAGACATCACGCCTGAAGAAGTGGTGGCCTGTATGGTGGGCCTGAAGCTGGCACGTTTGTCAGAGGATATCAGCAAAGATGATTCATGGGTGGATATCATAGGCTACGCCGCGTTGGGTGGGGAGATTATCAACGATGACGAATGAGTATCAGATGGACATCTTGGATTTAGATGTGAAAGATGCAGCGATACAGGGTCCAGAAAAACAATGGACTCCGCCGTCAAACTTTCCAGACCTGACAGTCTATGACCGCATTGCCGTTGACTTGGAAACAAGAGACCCAAACATTAAAACACTGGGGCCAGGATGGTGCAGAGATGACGGCTACATTATTGGCGTGGCTGTTGCCGCTGGAGATTTTGTTGGCTACTACCCTATCCGTCATGAGTCTGGCGAAAAGTTTTCTGAGAAGAAAGTTTTTAACTGGCTGAAGAAACAGTTAGAGACACCAGAGATTGAGAAGGTGATGCATAATGCAATGTATGATTTAGGATGGCTACGCTGGGCAGGGATCGAGGTTCAAGGAAAGATAATCGACACCATGATAGCCGCGCCTTTGCTGAATGAGAACCGCTTATACTACAACCTTGACTCACTGGCACGAGAATATCTGAGTGAACGCAAGGATGAAAAGATATTAAAAGCAGCCGCTAACGCATTTGGTGTGGATGCAAAGGCAGGCATGTGGAGATTACCTGCCCACTTTGTTGGGCCATACGCTGAACAGGATGCGGCGGTGACGCTTCGTCTATGGGACAGGCTACGCGCTGATTTAATTAAGGATGAGTGCACTGGTATCTTTGACTTGGAATCAAATCTACTTCCTGTACTATTAGACATGAAGAGTCGTGGTGTGCGCGTTGACATTAACAAAGCAGAGCAGGTTCAAAAAGAACTGAAGCGCAGGGAAGACGCGCTGCTACTTGAAATAAAGGATCTTACCCAAGTCAGTGTGGAACCGTGGGTCGCCACATCTATAGCAAAGGCGTTCGACGCTGTCGGGCTGACCTACGATAGGACAGAAAATACGAATGCGCCGTCCTTTACAAAACAGTTTCTTGCAAACCATGAGCATCCACTGGCGCAGAAGATTGTACGCCTTCGTGAATTTAACAAGGCAAACACTACCTTTATCGAAACTATTCTTGATCATTCGCATAACGGTCGTATCCATTGTGATTTTAATCCTCTTCGTTCAGATGAAGGGGGCACAGTCACAGGACGATTTTCTTCGTCCAACCCGAACCTCCAGCAAATTCCGGCAAGAGACCCAGAAATCAAAGCGATGATTCGTGGCTTGTTTATTCCTGAAGAAGGGTGCAAGTGGGGGTCGTTTGACTACGCCTCACAGGAACCGCGCTGGCTTGCCCACTATTGTTCTACACTAAAAGGCGCGAATCGTCACCCACAGATTGATGACGTGGTGCGGATGTATCAGGAGGGCAACGCTGACTTTCATCAGATGGTGGCGGACATAGCTGGCATTAGCCGAAAGCAAGCTAAGACAGTCAACCTTGGTATCATGTACGGTATGGGGCGAGGAAAGCTGGCAGGTGTGATGGACATCACAGAAGATGACGCTAAAGAACTGTTGGGCATGTACCACGACAAGGTGCCTTTTGTGAAAGGCATGGCTGATCTAGCCACACGACAAGCTGAGACGAACGGGCATATCAGAACCTGGCTGGGGCGTAAGTGTAGGTTTGACATGTGGCAACCAAAGTCTTACGGTTTTCATAAGCCTATGTTGCTAGAGCAGGCTGCAAAAGAATATGGTGGTAAAGCTGCCATCAAACGTGCCTTTACATACAAGGCACTAAACAGGTTGATCCAAGGGTCAAGTGCCGACCAGACCAAGAAGGCGATGGTTGATTGCTATGCAGAGGGGCTGCTCCCCATGCTGACGGTGCATGACGAACTTTGTTTCAACATTGAGAGTCAGGAACAAGCAGACCGGATAGTTGAAATCATGACGACCTGCGTTCCTAACTTGAACATACCCTTTGAGGTTGATGCTGCAATCGTAGACAACTGGGGGGAAGTAGAATGATAAACTGGAATGATTATTTTATCTGTGATTTTGATAAAGGAGTGCTTTATCGAAAAAAAGACACAGGCGGAAGAAAAAAAGAACAACCTGCTGGTTTTGTGATGGATCAAACAAGAAACCATAGCGGCTTTAGGCATTGTGTCAAAGTTAAAGGCAAAAGATATTACACTGCACGAGTAATCTATGAAATGCAAAATGGTAAAATACCCGACGGTATGGTTATAGATCATATAAACGGTAACTCGTTGGACAATAGAATACAAAACCTACGAGTTGTAAATTTAATCCAGAACGCTAGAAACAGAAAAGTTAATTCTACAAATACGTCGGGTATTACAGGAGTACGTTTTCACAAAGTCACTAAAAAATGGTCTGCTCAAATAAACGCAGATGGTGGAGCAGTATGGCTTGGAGTATTTAAAAATAAGAATGAAGCTGTTATAGCTCGAAAAGCAGCGGAGAAAGTTTTAGGTTAC